GAGCCTGCTGGGCCTGCTGCTGCTGAGCGATAGACAGGGCATGCTCGAGCTTGGCGACATATGCCTTCTCTGCATTGATCTGGTCGGGAGGTATTCCCTTCTTGGCGACACCAGCCACGTAATGGGCGGTGTAGTGCTGAAGGAGCGCTCCGGCTTGAGGAACCTGACCGCCTTGGATAAGGCCCTCTGGAGTGCCCTTCAGGGTCTGCATGTGCACCCAATCGTTATCCGTGGAAACCACCGGAGTAGTCTTGCCCGAAGCCAGCATCGTGGTGTTTTCCATGAGCTGCATGCGCTGGGCATCCGTGGTGAGTGTGTTGTCTCCCTGGGCTATAACCAGGTACTTGGCAAGGCGGGATCCGCCGCCTGGGACGCCCTCGGCCCAGATGGTGGCTGCCTTGACCTGGTCGAACCTGCTGTCGCCCTTCACAGCGGCTGCAAACTGGGCGCGCTGGGCTGCTGCGTATGGCGTGTAATCCTGGATTGAGGTAATCACCGGCTGATTCACCAGCATGTCCAGTTCCTCTTCGGATAGCCGGGGGGCGCTCATGGTATTGATACCTACCAGTGAAGCTGCTGCACTTTTGATTTTGGTGTAGAGTTTTACATACCACGCGGCATCCCCGAGCAATTTCTTTCTTAGCGCGATCGAAACCTCGTCGTCGCTATCCGGATCCAGCAGGCGCTTCACCATCGACTGAATCACAAAAGCAAACTGGGAGAGCCACATCTCCAGGACGTCCTTCTGAATCTCCTGCTGCTGATCCATGACGGCGTCCGACTGAGAAGCTGTGACCGTGTTGGGCTGCGTGGGAACGGGCGGTAGGTAGGCGCCGATGCGCTCCTGCATCCATTTCGTCATCTCGCCGTCCAAGGCGATAAAGGACTCGGTGGAAGCCCCAAGGCCGCCCATGTTCTGGGCGAAGCTCCCGTTCTCAACAATAACCATATCGGAATTAATGATCAGCTTGGCGTCTGATGCGGCCTTGCCATCAGCGACCTCCAAGCGAACTTTGTTCTGCAGCTTGAGATTGGCGATCATAACGCAACGTGCCTTGTCGAGCATGTCGGCGAGGTCGTAAAGCATGTGGCCGGCACCCCATGATCCATGGATCGTGCCGTCACCGAAATCGAACACCAAGGGAACAACGACGTCGTTCATGCACTCGTAGGCATCCAGGCGCTCCATCAGCAATACGTGCTCGCCGTCGCTATCCGGGGCTAAAATGTAGTGGGAAATCAGACCGGTCGCCTCCAAGGCAAATAGGTGCCTGCAACGAATAACTGGGAAGCCTTTGGTGTACGAGAAGTCCCGCACCTGCTCCTTGATCAACTCCTCCCATTTGCGCCAGTGCTCTTCTGTGCGTGATGTGCGCGGGGCATCGGATTTCTCGACTGCGATAGCCACGGCTTCCTTATCCCAATCCTCAGATCCTGAATCGATAGCCTTCTTGGCGATGGTTAGAAGCTCATCGGGTTTATACTCGATTTCGAGCATGAAAAACGGAACATTTTCCTCCATTATCTCTGTTCCCCGAGATACGAATCCCTTGTCCATACGCACGAGATGCGGGCGCCACTCATAAGGATTAGTCCAGGCGGCGAAAGTGAAGCCGTAATCCACAACTTCCTTGGCTAGACCCCTGCAGAACATGCCCCATTTTCGCCAGGACCGGATTGCCTCAGTGACCGACTCACGGAAAAATTGGGCCTTGGTCTCGCCGTCCGACCAGCCGGCTGGCAATGAAGCCGCGGTTAATGTGGAGGCTTGAAGGAGTGGCATGTACAGGCGGGGAGCCGCCCGGCGGAGTTCAGTTCCGAAAGCACCCGAAGATACGTTGGGCATCCACTTACGGCCCTGCTCATCCAACACGGATTGTCTGTAAGGCCTTGCTCCTTGCTTTTTTAGCGTGATACGGGCCGCGTTTTTTATGAGGATCCTTGCATCCCGTGCCAAATTGTCGCATATTGCAAGTGCTTGATCCTTGCTGGTTACCGTTCGGTTGGTTGGCTCGAGTGTCTCTGGGCTGATCTCTGGCTGGGTGCCTATAAAATCAATCGATCCATCGTTTTTTAGCTGTTTCGAGCTCAAAGGCATGCCGAGAGGAGACTTTTTAGCCATGGTTGGCGTATTCCGGCAGTTTTTTACCCTCTGTCAAGATTTACAGCTTCTGGATGATGATATCGCACCCCTCCTCACCTTCCTGGACCTCCATCGACACTACTCCGATCGACGGGACCCAGTGTCGTGAGTCGTCCAGCGGCATGCACGAGGCTATCCATGATGGAAGCGAGCATTCCGTCGAGATCCCGGCGCCTATGGTCTGAAATTCTGAAGACAACTGCGACACGATAGCTTGGGTGTACGACTCCATGCGCTTTTGCTTTTCTGGGTCGGTGATTAGCCTTCCTCGGGCTATCATTTTGCTGTTTTTGAAGCTTACTATGTTCCCGCACCCACGGATTTGAAGAACAATCGGCATAGCCTGGCTTGGCGAGGATTTCGTTGAGTTGCTCATCGGTTAAACGCATCAGATGTATCGTTTTGCGAACGGAACTGGCTTGGAAGAAAACTGACCACTGCCCTTGTGGAGCCAGAGCGACCGGAATGGTTCCTCTCCAGACTCGCGGTTCTTCCACATGGAGATTTGGCCATCACGAAGGGCTTCGATGGCTAATTTCTTGAACCCATCACCACACTCTGGGCTCATCATGAATTCTTCCATCTGAAACTCTTTCTCTTTGTTCCTCCAGATCGTGAATCCATTGTGAACCATGTCGGTGATCGCCCCTGACCCGCGGACATCCATCTTGCCCGGGGGCTTGCTCTCATCCTCGCGCTTCTTGGAGTGGCAAACGATGTGGACGTGACCATATTGTGCGGCGAATGTGGTGAGGGCGGCGATAAATGACTTCTGGGCCTCGTAGTCATCCTCCGCAACGCCGCAAAAAAGCAGGGAATCTATAGCAAAACGGGTACACCCATACCTCCGGGCTGCGTACTCCATAACCGGAAGGATTTTCGACCAATGGGTGGCGCCCATACGGTTGAAAAGCCATACCTTGTCAGCGATCCAACCAATAGCGGCATCGAAATCCATCCTTTTGTCGAGCTCCGGGCAATACCCCAGGGCCATTCGAGCTAGGATTGACACGGTTTTTCCCACTGGAATCTCCAGGGAGCACACAAACACTTTTTCCCCCTGCCATGCGTCGTTTATAAGGAACTGGTTCAAGATAAGCGATTTTCCATGGCCTGAGAATCCCGACCAAATCGTAACTTCTCCATGCCGGCATCGATATGGCATCTCGATTGGAGGCATAGTACCACTCATTTTCTTGTCGGTTGGGTGGATAAACTCCCAAGCTTGGTTACCAAAGCTTCCGGCGTTGCACAACTCTTCTGGATCGAGGGTTTTGGCGTCATGAAGCCGGTCGTAGAAGTCAGGCTCCTCGAATTTACCTGATACCAAAGCCTCGTTGGCGTCCTTGCATTGGTCGAACACCAGCCGGTAGCAGCGTTCCCTCCCAAGTCTGTCAACCATCTCGGCCGCAGCTTTGTTACCAGGCTCATCATTGTCGGTGCAGATGTAGATTTTCTCGAATCTGGATAGCGCGTCGAAGTCATGCTCAATCCACTCCATGTTCACGGCGCCCTGGGGTAGCGAAAGAGCTGCGTACCCCCATCCAGCGATGGTCATGGCATCGATCTCCCCTTCGGTGATAACGACGTTCCTGGAGTCGGGGTGTACGGCCTGCCATCCAAACAAACGGGGCTTGGAGTTGGCTGACGCCCAGATGATTTTCTTGCCATCATCTCGTTTGATGGCCAGGAACTTCAATAGGTCGATGGTTTTTCCGTCTGGATCATAGCAAGGGAAGATCATGGACGGACCATGGGATGAGCTATTCATCTGACCAACCTTGTAACGCTGCAGGACCAGGGGGTCCAACAGGCGTTCCTTGGTCAGGTAATCGTAGACCGGGCCGCCGGACTGCAAGGGCTCTATGACGTCGATAGACGGCTTCAAATACACCCGGTTATTGCGCGAAGGAGGAACAAACGATCGTTCTGACACGTCGTTAACTCCAAGGAATGACTTCATTTGCTTGAGGCCGGTGACGAAGTCGACCCCTCGGACCTTGCACCACAGGTCCATGATATCCCCCTTCTCTTCCGCGTTGGAGAAGTCACTCCACACCCCGGGGTGGTCGGACCCTAAATGGACCCTGAGCGAAGATCCAGGCTCTCCGCTTAATGATCCAACACACCACTCCTGGCTCATGCGTTTTCCGCCAGGAAGAAGCGTTAGGCATATCTCCTCAACACGCTGGTTGAGTAGGTTCTTGATGTCGGCGGCCGTGGTCATGCGCGATGGTTATTGTCAGCCGTCAGCTGCTCAATTGTTTTGTGGGCAGGAAAGCTCGAGGTGCCATTCCTTACCCAACATGTTCGATCGTCATCATACCGAGCCTGATTAAACCAGGTGGCCGGATGTGGGATAAAGCAGAGATCGTAGGGCGGCCACAATGATACCGCCGCTGCATATGCTGTTACAGCCTCCATGAGTTGATCGTAAGGCTTAATCAGTAAAGCCTTTCCAATAGCCTTCAAGGCAGCTCCCCTTCCGACATGCCTTGGGTATTTCGAATAGATGGTGCTGGCTACATCAGCGACCGAAGGGAGCGGTTTTGATGTATCTGTATTCTTCTCTGAATCCTTATCCTTATCCTTATCCTGATGTGTGACATCACGCTCATCTGGCGTGACGTCACGCGTAACGATATGTGATGGCTCGGTTGTTTTTTTACGATCCCTTAGGCGTTGTTGGCGTTCGGCTGCAGTGTAGTCTTTATCGTAGAACGACATGAAGTTAAGGATAAGATACCCCCCGTCTACTCGCATCATTCTCTGGCCATAG